ACAAACTAATCCATGAGTTTATGGTAGCTCGTGTGATATATGATTGGTTGAGCATCACGCACCCCGAAGCCGCGCGTAACTGGCTTGAAAAAGCGTTGGAGGCGCAGGAGGAAATCAACAGCATCAAGAACAGCCGTACAGGAGTGCTGAGGCGACCCTCGCACCCATTCTAACGTATTACCTGCCGGGGCAACCCGGAACTATCCCGACAAGGACGAGAGCCGAGACGCATCACGCGCCCCGGCTCTCTTGTTAATAACAATCTTTTCTACCTAAAATAAAACCTATGTTATCTTGGTTGATTGGTCTGACGTGGAGTAAACTGCAGCGAGGCTCCGAACAGGCTCTCTGTTGCTGACAGCGAAGTGACACACGCGATACGGAAATACTTGTAAGGTGTGCCACGGAAGCCGCGCAAGAAATGGTCTTTGCTCGACCATACCAAGTGCCAATTGTAGAGGTCGCGAGAGCCATAGAGGACGGCTTGCACATTGCCTTTCTGAAAGTGTCCTCGCTGAATTACTGTGTCCATTGTTTTGAGAATGTCGGGTGTTTCGAGTTTGAGCGGACGGGTAACGAGCAAACCTTTTGTTTCCACTCCTTGCATGGCCGAGAAATTCAACAGCGCCCCATTATGGTCTACTGCCAATGCCTCCGGATAAGAATTTATACCGGCCTCAATAGTGGAATACATCATGCCCCATTCCTTCGATTTTAGAGAGTAGACGTATGCGTAAGTGTAATTGGGATTATAGACAATCACACGTTGATGCACATAGTCATAGAGCATACCACATTCGGAAATAAAATCCAAGAAGGGAGCAGTCGGCAGACAAGTGTCTGCATCATGGCCAAGCATGGAGTGTAATTTATCCATGCCGGGAAGTTGCAGGACGTTGAACGGTTCCTCCGCATTGATTACATCGGTTATACATTGAGTCTGTGAGCCGGATATAAGCATAATGCCTCGGTCGGTTGCAAAGAGAACCGCACTATCCATTTGTAGAGGCTCAGTATTTTCAAGAATAACATCGCGCGTAATAGGCTGTCGAGCGGAATATGAGCCGGTAGATGATACTTCCAAAGCCCAAACGCCTTCATCGGTAAAGGCGTATAGTGGGAATTGTCCGAACTGACCCTCAGAGAGAGCTTTGGCCGCTGTCGATATTGCCATAATGCGCCCGGTGCCCACGGTGTTTATGCCGAGCAACGGGAAGATATACGGATTATTCACCTCGGACGTATAGACCTTATTGAACACTTCAATAGTGCGGTCTGCAATTGATGATTGCGGCGGTCTACCTTGTGAAACTCCGGCAGGTTCGTCCCAACCTCCGAAGTAGAACGAGCCATTGAGAAAGCCGTGAGGCTCCAACGGGACAACAAGGTGCGCCATATCGAAATAATCTGTACGGATAATCACCGCCTTATACGCATTGACATTCGGATAATAAAAGAACAGTAACGGAGCCTCATGCCCACAAGAGCCGGAGGTGCCATATACAATGATGTCCTTGCCGTCTTGCTTGATGTAGACGGCCACCAATACACCGACAGTTCTATCAATAGTTGTTGGTGGCGCATCGGACCAATGAGCAACATATCCGTCCGAATAATTGAATAAAGAAAAACCATCGAAACCTTGAAACAACTGCTTTTTTACACCTGAGAGATTAAGGCGAGAGTTGTAGGCAAACGCTTGATGCGGTATTATTTTATCGTGGCTGTCGTAATCGTCAGTCATTACCTCACGAGTTACAAGCGATTGTAGATAGTCCTCCTTAACCGGTATAATGGTACGTTCTGTTTTAAGTTCCTCAACACGTATGCTATGCAGGAAATAGAATTGCGAACAACTGCGTATATCTTCCTTAACTGCGTCTGCACTACGCTTGGGAGTCACCAACACGCCTCCGGGTCGCAAAGAAAGGTTATTAGGGGTAAAAGTAAATGCATAGAGTTTTCCAAAATTGTTGAGTTGGTAACGGAGTGGATATGTAGATGTACTTGCCGCTTGGTTCGTATGCTTGCAGACGCTGAAGCTCGATAAATCCTCACCGCCATTGATAAATTTTTCGCATTGTCCGTTTTGGTCGTATGTATAGATAGGTTTGGAAATGAATATATCCACCGACTTAATAATGTCGCTCCAATTTTTAAGCGAGTTTAAGTCGGATTTAAGTGCGTAGTCGAGAGTATGCACAGGAGCAACGACACGAAGAACAGCACTTGTATATGTGTCGTCTTTTCCATGAAGATTGAACCAAAATACACGAGGTGTATTCTCGGAGCTACATATCATAAGGATAGGTGCTGAATGCCGGGTCAGAGAACCGTCATACAGGCGATACGCATATCTTACGAAGAAAGGATATATGAATTTGCCTTTCTGTGTAGACTCCTCAGCAATGAATTTGTTTATCTTGGCTAAGACTTGATTGGTGATATTGGTTTTCTGAGTATCGTCAAACTCAGAATAGATATTGTTCTTGTGTATGCTGTAGTTTATGGTAAACTCGTCTGTTCGTTTCATTTCACCTTGCAAACCAAACGAAAGTGAACATTCGGGCATGGAAGTGCCGAGATACAAATAGCCGGACGTGTCACCTTTCCAAAGGAAATAGTGCATACCGTCAGAACAGAGAATGAGCAAGGTATTACCAATAGAACTGAACTGATAAATATCAACCCCGGAGAAAGAGCGTAGGACAGTTGGTGTTGAGGCCGTATCTCCATAGGTTGAGTTGTCGAGCCAACTAACCGTTTTTCCTTCCAAAAGGATATAGTGCTTGTATGCCGATGTTCCGTGAATGTAGACAGCCTTTTGAGAAGCAGACAGGCCAATAGATGTTGGTATCGGTTGCAGAAGTGGCTTCAATTGGCTGTCCTCGCTGATGAGATTGAGCGAAGTAGTAAGCTGACCGTCCGAACATTCGTAGTCGGACGGTTGAGCCGTGTAGCCGTTGTATTTAATATCTTTAATCATAATGAGCAACGGTATATGATTGTTATGTACTTGGTGTTGTCGCGTTCAATCTCCGTTCCGCAAGGACAGCGCAGTCTGCCATTAACACCTGCGGCCACAAGCATAGCAGTAGCCAAAGCTTTTGAGCAGGTGCGGAAAGTTCCCTTACCGTTAGCAGTTGCCCACACTCGTCCATCGTGCCGGCCGACATAGTTGCCGGAGCGGAGTTTGACATATAGATACATTTCGCCATACTCCTGCACGATGTCTATAACATCGCCGGGAGCGAGTGACAGCTTCCGGGCGATGTGTGCTGACATATCAATCTTGCCGGAGGCATGGAATGATATGTCGTGCTTGCGTGAGTTGGGCAATATACTTTTCATAATTGGCAAAATTAGTTTTAATGATTGGTACGCCCACTTTAAGTTGTGGGAGAGAATAGATTTCGCTCTTTGGGTTTCTGTTGAGTGTAACCCATATCGCGCACACGCTCAATCTCGTGGTCAATCTCGGCTTCAAGAGCCTTAGATTTGCGCAGAGCGTCATTTGACCGTGTTCGGAAAAAGTCTTTTTGAGCCTCACGCATGAGGGCTACCTTTTCAAAGAATACTCGTTTGTCCATATTATGCTACTTTTTAAGATGTTTTTCTATTTCTCTGCATAGAGCCTCACACCATGCACGTGCGATTGTAACCTCAACGGCATTGCCGATGAATTTCTTTTGGTCTGCTTGTGTCCCGACCAGCACATAGTCTTCGGGAAAGCCCATAATCTTTTTCAGTTCGGGAATTTTCAGCATACGCATCTTGATGTCAACAATGCCGTAGAGAGCCATAAATTCCTTGATTTTAGCTGTCATTGGGCTATCGGTTGAATAGACCTCAATAAACACCTCGCCCTTTTCCGCTGTGACAAGATAAGGCGGCATTTTATCCATTCTTGCTATTAGGGTGAAACATGGCTTTTCAACCGAGCCACCGACATTATTGTATTGAGGGTTCATCAGGTAGTGCCGTTTCACTGTTACAAGGTTGAATTTCGGATTAGTAGTTAGCGTGTTTGCCGGAACTTCAACGGAAGCTGCCGTACCGTTCCCGTACTGCATATCAATGAACTGCTCCGACTGAATAAGCGCAAGGCGGTCTTTCGTTGTTACCGTAGGAGAGGGGCTTTCAACAGAATGGTTATGCCCATTTCCGTAGTATGCCGATATAAACGCATGGTGGTCTATTGTCGTTATCGTTCCTGCTGGCTCGTTTACGGAGCTGTTCTTGCTTTCGGGATGTCCGCTGTATTGTTTTGACAGAAAAGACACCTGTACAACTCCGAGCCTGTTTTGTGTCGCTACCGTTGGGCAAGGCTCATCAATACCAGGTGCGTTGTATTTTCCCGTCCGACTCATTGAGTTGTATTTGACAAGGAAAGCATCCTTGCCCCCAGCGACAAACTTAATCAGACCTGCGTAAATTCGCTCCAAAGTCTTTTCCGAAAGAGGCTTCTCACGGAAAATGGTATTTCCCTCGTCCTCGAAGTCCAGCACCTCCTTTACGGGCTTCCACTTCTTCAAGTTCCCGAATAGCGTAGTTGAGCCATCCTTGCAGTGCGTAGGAGCAGGGAACACAATAGGCAATCCGTTCTTTGCGAAGATGCCAAAAAAGCGTTTGCGGCTTGTGTATGCCCCATAGTCGGCAGCGTTCAAAATACGGTGGTCGAACTTGTACCCGTAACGCTTTACATTGCGTACCCAACGGGTATAACTCTTCCCCTTATCCATTGAGATAGGCTTTCCGTTCTCGTCCATGTCGCCCCAGCTCATAAACTCTTCCACGTTCTCAATCTGAATGTAGTCCGGCTCTATCGCTTCAATATAGCGGAAAAGATGTTCTGCGAGTGTCCGGCTGTCCGCATCACGTGGCTGACCACCCTTTGCCTTGCTGAAATTCGTGCATTCGAGCGATGCCCAAAGGACTATCAGCGCATCGGGGTTCTGTTCTCTGCATCTTTTCAGATGCTCAACCAACGGGGAAAGTTCAAGTGTTCTTATGTCCTCCGTGAAGTGAAGAGCCTCCGGGTGATTTGATGCATGAGAGGCTATCGCCTTTGCATCATGATTGACACAAGCGATTACATCTGCACACGGCTCATCATGCAGTCGTGCGCTATTGACACCTGTAGATGTACCGCCGGCACCGCAGAATAGGTCGATGTATAATAGTTGCTTCATCGTTATATCCCTTTCATAAAGCAAATCCAATGGGTGTTTGCTCGTTTGCCGGATATATGCCCGAAGATTGGCTTTTGGTCGGTAAGTTTCAAAACTTCGGACACCCTAATATCGGTTTCATTCCATTTGAAGATTAGGAAACCTCCGGGCATAAGCACTCGGAAACATTCTGCAAAGCCTCTTCTTAACATATCTCGCCAATCAGAATAAAGTGCGCCATACTTGATATGCTGATAACCTGTTGGCTGAGCTTTCTCATTGAGGCTTCCGTACATATCTGCCATTTTGGACTTACCGACATTCCGTAATAGATGCGGAGGGTCAAATACTACCATTCTGAAATGATTGTCGGGATATGGCATACTCGTGAAGTCGGCTTGCACATCGGGTTTGACTTCAAACTTCCGTCCATCGCAAAGGGTTGTTTTAACCTCGCGAATGTCTTGGAACAGAACATGAGGGTCGTTCTTGTCGAAGTAGAACATCTTGCCACCACAGCAAGCGTCAAGGATTGGTTTATGCACACTCATTTCACATTTTTTCTTTTGCATAATGTTATTTTTTGAATTTACCGAAGATTTGTTCTGCTTTCTCCACCGCGTTCAACATAGTCTTGCTAACGAGAGCGAGCTTTACTTTTATAGCCTCGAAATTAGTACCGTTATATTCATGGGCGACCTTAGTCATGCAACCGGCCAACAGCGAATATTTCTGCACTTCGGGAAGATTAGACCCTTTTATAATTTTCTCAACCTGTTCACTGATAACCTTGTATTCGGGAGTCATTTTGCTGTCCATGCCGTATTTATTTTGAGTTAAGCATTTCACTCAGCTCCTCGGCCTCACGTTTATTGAAGTCATCATCTTCATCAGTGAACACCTTGATGCAGGTTTGATAAAGGCCACCCTCGCAGATAGAGGAGCGACACACAGCCCAATAGCCATGATACTTACATTCTACATTGTCGATGCGCTTAACGCTGTATAGTGCAAAGCAATCGTTAGCTGAGCCACGATAGCCCTGTATTTTTGCGTTGAGGCTCTTGACCTTTAAGCGCAGACGTTCTGCGGCATAGTGTTTGCGCATGGCTATTACAATAGCCACACCGAGAAAGAGTGCCAATATGATGGCGATAGTTATAATTGCTGTCATTGTTGATATTATTTTAGAGGTTGTTGTATTCAGTTTGGAGAGCTTCGAGCCGAGCCTGTGCCTTGATGCGGACAGCTTCTGCAATATCCTTTCTATACCTGTCTACTTCCTCGTCAGTGAGTAGTTCACAGCATGAGGATGCGCAGCAACATCCGGCATTGGCAAACATGATTTCGACAAATTTGCCTCTCTCAATATTTGCTAAGATTTTTTCTACATACGCTATCTGCTTTTTGATGTCGATAGCGGTGTTCAGAGTTTCGTCATTCATATTTTACTATTATTTTATCTTCGGCTTTTGCCACCGATGGGTATTACGTTGTATGTTTTGAAGCGGTCAATCAGTCGCCCGAAGCCGTCCTTATACTTTTCTTTGAGCTGCTCAATAGAAAGATTGGTAGTGACGTGTGCCTTGAGGTGGAACTGCGACCAAATTTCATTTCGTGCATGGAGAAATTCATCGGTCAGCACCTTTGTATCCATGCCGTAAAAGGTGGTAGTCTGAACCCCGATGTCGTTGAGGCAGATATTAACCGGCTTACATTGGAAGCCCTTGTTTTCCTCCTCATTGAATGTGTATCGGTCGAGGTTGTTGTGCAAAGTATAGTAGTTTATCATTTGCGTGACCGACAGGTTGTGGAAGAAGTTCGGGTTTTCGGTGTAGCGCAGGTATTCAGAGAATATCTCCATCAACAGGGTTTTGCCGGTGCCGACATTGCCGTGAAGCATAATGTGTTTGTGCAACTTGTACCCACGACCCGGAAAGACCTCCTCAGCCAAAGGACAATTGTTGAAATACAGCAGGAGAAAGCGCAGTACGTCACGGTTGTTATCATCAATCACAAACTCACGATGTTGGTAAGCAAGAACCTTGTTTGCTATCTGCAAAAGCAGACGAGAGTGGGCTTTATACACCTCCGGGATTTCAAGAAGCTGCCGTTTCTGTTCTGCTTTTCGCACATCATTCATGACACGTCTAATCACGTTATCAACAGCCGACACACCAATCCGTGCGAGTTCGGCGCGTTGGCGCTCCTCCTCGGTTTTAGGCTCAGCGGCCATGCGGCGGGCGTGGTCTTGCTCCATCTTGGCTTGCAACTCACGCTCCTCTCGTTCTTGACGATATGCGTTTTGTTGCGTTATCCAATCCGGCAAACTATCTCCAATCTTCTGTAACATAATCAAACGTCTTGGCCTCCAAACCCACCGCCAAATGTGTAATCAGTCGGAGCAGGTGTTGAGGGTTGGTTATTTGTATTTGATGCTGTGTCGCGGTTTTTAATCCTCATGGCCGATATAAGGTGACGCGACCAATCGCTGTAATCTCTATGTTGAGTTTTTGACAGCTCCCATTCAGCTACGACAGCCTCTGCCAATGAGCGCAATATACCTATCTCGCCATAACCTAATCCGAAGTTCTTGCAAAGCATTTGTAAGTTTTCACTCTGCCCATTGGCAAAAAACTCATGAAGCCACTCCGTATTATTGGTTTTGGTCGGAGCCGGAGGCACGGGTGTAACCTGCGCAGGTGCCTGTGGTGTGACCGGCTTCGCCGCTTTTGGCTGTTTCGTTTTAGGTTTGCTTGCTGTAGTCCTTTGCTGAGGCTCGTCCAACAAAGAGTATTTATCAATCCGGCTCATACGTTTGTTGAGGCGCTGAATATTGCAATAGCGCACTTGAATACCCTTAGATGTTAAGACCTGTTCCGTGTCATACATATTTTTATCGAATAACCCCAACGTCAGGCAGGTTTTAATAACCTCCAATACATAAGCCTCCTCAAAGCCCGACATTTCCGAGCCAATGAAAGGCAACTCATCGTCCCACTGCATGAAGTACCCATTCTTGTAGATAAGACAGAGCAGGAGAGCATATACTGTGACAGCTTTACCACCTTGACGCTTGATTAACTTGCGAATGCGTATGTCTTGAAAGAAGTCTATATCAAAGGGGAAATACTCAAGCCCCGATTTTGCTATTCGTGCCATAGCCGTATTGATTAAATTTCTACGATTGATATTCCGTGGACATAGAGCATCAATTTTCGTTTGATTTTATACTCTTTTGTGCGGACTCCCTTTGTGTCCTCGACAACGGTCTTGCCGTCTGTGTTGTAGACAAAATCGGCATAGTAGGAACACTCCCTTTCCAAGAGGTTGCCGGCGGTGTCGCGTTGCGCAGGGATAAGCACATACTTTACTTGCTCACGGAGATTAGAGATAAGGCCGGCGCGTTGCATCAGCTTCAGTTCGTTGGCTCTGCTATGTTCCTTTTTGGAGTCGTAGCCGCCGGACTTCTTTGCACCATACTTGTTGCGTTTTTTTGTGGCCGGTGCAACGCGCAATGCCTTAAATTCGTCAATCTTAGCCACAGCTTTGAATGGTAACAGTGAACGGTTCTCAAGTAACATACCCTGCCGGTTCTGATTAGAAACCTCTACTTCTTTAAGAGAACCCTCTTGTATCATGAAATTGATTGTACAGAGAACGTCTTGGCTGATATAGGTGCCACGTTCAAGCAGAATTTCGTTCCGTTCTATGGATACAACTTTGCCGCTACTCTCATCTACGAAGTCCTCGGTCCACGTTTTTAGGGCGCGACGAGCGACCCATTTACCGAGCATCTTTTTGGGGTCATCCGTTATATAGCGGATTTCCGTTTTTCTTGAGTCAATCATTGTTCATGCGATTTTTGAGTTGATTACTGAGTTTGAATTTCACAATGCGCTGTGCCGGAACTACAACCGTAGTACCAGCGTTGATGTTACGCGCCTTTTTCTTCTTTGTGGTTTTGACTTCCATCGTACCGAAGCCACGGAGATAGACGTTTTCGCCACGGTCGAAAGCGTCAGCGAGAATGTCGGTCACACCGTCTACGACATGGAGAGCCGTAGATTTCGGCAGGTCAGGGATACGCTTACAGAGTTCAACTGCGATGTCATTCTTTGTCATGATTAGTCGATTTTGAATGTTGTTTTTTAAGTTTTCGATTTATTTTATCTTTAAGTTGGCCTATTGCCCAAGCGTGGGTGCTGTTGCGCAGACCGTTCAATGACTTGTAATGCTCTATGGCAATATCGAGGCAGGACATTATGCGCTCAATATCTGAATTGCTGATTTCAACCATAGTCGAGGAAAGATTTTACAAGTTCATCGAAATACATCTTGTCGGTCGGTATATCATCATCGGATGCCATTATCTGATTGGCGATGCTCCGCTTTTTATGAATGATATTGTAGAGAACCGGGTCAATGGTACTGCGCCCGATGAGGTAATAGCAGTTCACGTTATTCTTTTGGCTGATGCGGTGGGCGCGGTCTTCGCACTGACAGCAATCGGCATACGTCCACGGAAATTCCACAAAGGCCACATTAGAGGACGCTGTGAGTGTCAGACCGACACCGGCAGCTTTGATGGAGCAGATTATCAACTGAGCTTCGCCGGACTGAAACGCATCGACAGCAGCCTGTTTCTCGGCAAGGCTATCATCGCCGGTGACACGGACGGCATCGGGGAATTGCTTTTGCAAAGCCTTGACAATCTCTTTGAGTGAGCAGAACACAATCAAAGGCTTGCCATTGGCAAGGAAATTGCGTATAAAGTCTGTTGCCTGTTTTACCTTACCTTTGGAAGCGAGGGAGCGCAGGGTCATGAACTTTACCAGAGCCTCCATGCGCATTTTGCGCCGGATGTCGCGGTCGGTACACTTGGTGTATTCGCGCAGATAGGCGGCGAGGTCGGCGGCAGCGAGGTCGTATTCATCGCGGTTGGATATTTCAACGTAGAGGTCGGTTCGCGTTTTGTCGGGGAGCTGCGTCAGCACCTTTGCTTTCTCTCGCCGTATCATACAGGTATCATACAGTTTGTCGGACAACTCGGATAGATTTTCATTCTCTCCGTAGTCGGCAAGGAATTTGCCACGGCTACCGAAGTCAGAGAGCAGTCGCCCCATGATGGCGAGTTGTGCAACGAGGTCTTGCGCGTGATTGACAACCGGGGTGCCGGAGAGCAATATGCGCCACTCCTTACCCTCGACAATGCCACGAGTGAACATTGTTTGCTGTGCCGTGGGGTCTTTGAGCCGGTGCGACTCGTCCATGATAACGGACTTGAAGATGTTGATGTCGCGGTTGAATACAACATCTTTGAGCGTGAATGTCTTGCCGCCCTTGATGTCCCACACAAAGAACTTTTTCAGACTCTCATAATTGACAATAGCAACATGGAACATACCCATGCCGAGGAGATACGGCCACGATGTGCGAGTGGCATTGTCAAGCACAAGAGCCTTTTTGTCGGTGAACTTCTCAAACTCACGCTGCCAATTTATTTTCAGCGAGGAGGGGCAGATTACCAAACAGGGGTAAGCTGAGGCAGTATCGACAATGCCGATAGACTGCAACGTCTTACCAAGCCCCGGCTCGTCACCAATTAACAGGCGGTGACGTTCGAGGCCGAACAGAATACCCTCACGTTGGTACTCGTATGGCTCTACTCGGAGGTTATGTTTTAACTCTTTCATATTGTTATTATTCACACAGTCCATGATACAAGGACACACAAGACATTATTGGCTCAGTATCGTCCCATAGTGTCGGTTGGTTTTCATTCCGAAGTACATAATCAGAAATCTCTGCGAATGTTGGTGCTCCATTACTATTCTGAATGCAGAACCTTGCTGGGATTTTCCCTTTGCAGAAGAATGATGCCTCTTTACCTTTATCGCGTGATAGGTTCACTTCATTTTCAAGGTCTATCACACGTTGTTTGTATCGTTCATCGCGTGCAACTATTTTTATTTCGCTCAGTCTCGCAAAAATGCAAGGGAAACAGCCAACCCTTGACGCTCCGCGTTCGTATAAGGGATTCGGGCGTTGACCATGAGACAGAATGTAGTCGATAACTTGTTGAGCAGTCCAATGAAAGATAGGGCGTAAAACTGATGCATCGTGAGTTTTGCACCACTCTTTTACATCTCGCTTCCTATACAAGCGTTTTTTGTGGGTGTCATCAAAATATTCACTGAAATACGAGCACTCAACATTAAATTTTGCTCGTTCTGCGCTTTCTTTTGCACGGATACCTTGAATTATGACAAGATGCTTATTTTGTTCAAGAATCCAGTCTATCATTGGCCATATTTTTAATTGCACAGTACACATGCGATTTTGCGAATCGGGAAACCATTTCATTCGTTTGCACAATCCGTACATACCATCAACAGACTCATTTTTGAGTATTATAAGGTCGACACCAAGTTTAGATGCTACCTCCTTTACATGAGAATATGTTTGCTCATGCTCCCACCTGGTATCACAGAAAACAGCCGTGACGTTATTAGCCCCGAAGTCTTCACAAGCTTTTATTAGACAGGCTTGTGAGTCCTTTCCTCCAGAGAACTGAACTATAACTTTTACTTTATTCATAATGCGAGGCACCAATATTGAAATGCTAATTCAAGATACTTATCTCTGCCACGGAGATACACCGGGTCGTCCCTGCGTATGCGTGTGGTAAATACGTTGCAGTTCTTTTTGCTGATGGCATAGATGAAATCGCAGTCGGAATGTGCGATGTCCATGTACCATGCGCGGCTCCTGTCCCAATCGAAGAAATCAACGGCATCATCAAATTCTTTTTGGGTTGCGGCTGAACAGGTTTTGAGGTCGCCACCAAATTTGTAGAGGTCAAGCCACCAATCCCACTTACAGCGCGTATCGAGCGTGAAAGGGAAGCCACCATACTCAAACTGCTGTGCTTGATTGACCATGTAGCGCTGTGTTTCGGCTTCAGCCAACACCTTTGCGAGAAAGGGGTCATGCCGAGCAGTCATACGCAGGGAGCGATACATTTCCTTTGCATGGCGAAACTCATCATCGGTGTATTGCTCATCATCTACCGTCAGTTGGTAGTAGTTCACTCGCTCCGGCTCGGTGATTATCGCGTCCACGAGATTGCCGAAGCGAAACGCGGCCTCCTTTACACCCGGCGGCATAGGCACTGGGTGTAAGAGGTTCTTTAGAGCCGTGAGGTCAGAGTTGCTGACCTCTGTACGGCTGTAATATGCGTCCGGGTTTTGGCTCATGGTTACTTGGCTTTAACCTCGTCCTCGTATTGGACATCAGCGATGAACATAGCGTTGTCTTTGGAGTTTGCGGCGGTATTGGCAAAGGTGATTTGCTTCTTAAACTCCTTGCAGAGTTCTTCTAAGGTCTTTGTGCAGCCCTCTTGTGACCACCAAAAAGCAACAATCTTCATGATGTCCTCGGCAGAATTGATAACCACCTTTTTCTTAACCTGTGTCTTAGGCTGATATGCCACAGGTGTAGCGACCTGTGCGCCGAAAAGACCGTCCATTTCCTGTTTCTTTGCGGCAAGCTGCTTTTCAGCGGCTTCCTGTTTCTCTCGCTCAGCGCGTTCCTTTTCCTTACGAGCGGCCTCAGCGCGTTCCTTAGCCTCCATTTCGGCCTTGATGCGGGCGGCTTCCTCGGCTGACGATTTGGCGATGCGCTCAAGCTCCTTTTTCTTTGAGGGCATACGGTCGAGAATATCATCGCGTATGCTTTGCACCTCAAAAGGAAATTGCTCCTTGAAGCGATTGACGAGGCCGGACATCACGTTGGCCTGTATAGCGCGACATTCGTCCGGGGTTAGTTCGGCAGGGCGATGTGCGCCGCTGATTACCGTCTGACACCATGTTGCAGGAAGTTCGCAACTGAAATTCTTGATGCCATCGTAGACAATCTCGTAATTGTCGAGGCTTATCTGCTTATCCATGTCGGTAAGCTCGTTGATGCACTTATTGACAAGAGCGTTGAACTGGCTTACATAGTCGTCATTGACATCAGCGCGATAGCGAATTTTGGCATTCTCCTTTGCCTGTCGAGCGGCATCTTCGCGGCGGCGGCGCTCCTCCTCCTCATGCTTTTTCTTGGCATAGGCATTGCGGTGGGCTTGCAGTTGATTGGGGATTGAGTCTGCTTTGGTGGGGTCTACATCATTCTCCATTGAGGTGTAAACCTTACGGATTTGGTCAAAGAGCTGCGTAACAGGAGTGCGCTTGCCGTTCATCTTCTTGACGGTCAGCTTTGCTTTTTCGATGAACTTGGCTATCTCTATATCGAGAGCGTCTGTCATGCCCTCCTTTTTTACCCGGAGCAACAGGGCGCTGCCTACTTCAAGGCACCGGGTATGAGATAATTGGTTCTCGCGGTACGACTGTGGAGCGAGTTCGGCAAGGGTCTGCACGTTTTTCTGTTCGAAGATTGTTAATGCTTGGGTGTTATCTGCCATGATTGATATATTTATGGGTTACACGGTTTTGTTTTAGCGTATTCGGTGATGATACCAAGCCGAGTGCAGTAGTGTCCGTTGAGAGTGTTACGCACAAGCGGACACCTACTGCAAGGCTTGATGTTGCTTTCAGAAGCCTTCCTCATCATCGGTGTTTACAGTTACGCCCTGTGGAGGCTCGTTGTTACCGAATGGCTGAGGCGCAGGTTCGGGAGCATTGCCGAGGACTTCGCCGGTGTCGGGGTCTACTCCGTAGATTTCCTCATCGGAGAGCTGAGCCGGTTCGTCTACCTGTTGTGATTGTAGTTCGGTGCCGCGACCGATGCGCACTTTCGGGTAAGATTTGAAAGCGTGTTTGATACACTTGGCCATGAGGAAGCCGGGGTCGATGTGGACAACACCGTTAGCGTCCATGCCGTAGAGTTCGTTGGCGACACCTCGGTTCTGCTTCTGCGAGTAACCGGCGAGGCGGCACCAATCTTCGGGGTACATCACTGAGTAGTCGATAGAACTATCGGCGCGAGTGATACGCAGGTAGCAAGCAATGATGTTGTGGCCGGTGTGAGGTAGGTTACAGGTGTAAGACACAGATTTGCGACCGTCAATGTCCTTGAATGAAAATTCGTCATTGTCGTAGACGAGTACAGGATTGTCGGCATGACGTATTTGACCGTCACGAGTACGCATCACAAGTTCGCCGTAGGCCGACACGGTGAGGACGCAGCGACCCTCCCATTGAGGTCTTTCTTTGGTGCCGACATTGACGTTACGCCCCATGAGGTATGCGAGTGCGCGTGTGCCGGGTTCAAGTGAGAGGCCACACACGGCAAGGTCAATGAATGCCGTGAAGATGCTGAACGGTGTGGCGCGTTGCAGTTTGCCCTTGTCGTTGTCGCGGAGAGCCTTGTTGAAGTAGATACTTTCACGCTCATAAGCGGCTTCACCGTTGCCCCAAAGTTTGTCGTAGATAAATATGAAGCGCTCACGCACGACAGGATGCTCGACTATTTCGAGCGGCTTGAGTTGGTTGATTTCCTCAACCGTCAGTTGTAGGTTGCCCATGATTGATGGAGTTAAATTGTTAAACATTTGCGGATTGCTTGATTGAAAAATGGAGGCTGCACTTTGGCTTAGGCTGACAGCGCAGCCTCCGAGGTTATCAATCATGTAGCAACTACCGCTACTTGTAGCCTCTGAGGGAATCGAACCCCCTCCGACAGAACCAAAATCTGTAGTGCGACCGACACACCGAGAGGCTGAGCCGTCAGAGCTTTGCTATGTAAAAGCGTATCCGCTCTGATGTATTTATGCTTGTGGGGTGGTCATAGGAAAACTCGTTGTCATTTCCTTCGGCATTCTGGAAATAGTCAAGCCTGTCGGTAACGCGTAGCCACATTTCATTGAGTTTCGCTTTCGCGGCGAGTTTCGCCCTGTGATTGCAAGCCTCCTGCGTGAAGCGGTAAATAACACGAGGATTCTTGCCGTCATTGGTCTTGTATATTGCGTAATCCATTGTATCTGTCTTATTGGTTGAGGTAATCCTGTTCTGTTCTCTGAAGGAGGCGTAGGTCTGCCATGCAGTATTCAACCTTGCCCGGACGTTTGGAGGGCTTTACCTTTCCTGTGCGCCTCCAACGGTCAACATTCTTGCGTCCGAAGATTGAATAGGCCGTGCGTTGGGAGATATACTCCGGGTCGGCTGCATCGCTCTTAATCACTCGTGCCAACCGTGCTGTAAGGTCGGTCATGAATGTTTCATAGCTGACGAGCCTGTCAGAGAATTGTATGTGTACTGTTGGAGGCATTGATATTAGAGTTGAGATGGGTTAGGTTTGTCCATCACCTCGTCACACATTTTGTCGTATGCGATAAACCAAGGGTCAATCTTACTCCAACGTTTGTAGAGCCGGGCGATAACAAAGCATGCGCCGATGGCGAGAGCCTTGTCGCAGATGAAGCGGAGAGTCCATGTCAGCAGGTTTTCGTCCTGCTCTTCGCCGAAGAGAAACAGGAATGCGAAACCGCAGAGCGCAAAGATTATCAAGATACGGAGTATTGAAATTGTCTTATTCATGGCTGTGAGATTTAATAGGGTTCTACTCCTGCTTCGATGAGAGCGGCCTCTTCATCAACCGAACCACACCAAGTATCGAGATACTCATTGATGACAGGATAAGTGTTGTCGTTGATGTCGTAGCCACGAGCGGCACAGAAAGCCGACCACGACACATCGGCGCGGAGCTGTTCAAGAGCGACCTTGTTAGATTTGCAGCCGGTGAGAAGCGCGGCCACGAGTGCGAGAGTGATAGTTACTTTTTTCATGATTGATGTCTTTTTTAGTTATTCTGAACGTAGGATTTCGTAAGTCGCTCCGTTGTCTTTGCTTGAAATGGAATATACCTCTTTGTTTGCCGAACCATTTAATCGACTTACAGCCGCTTTAGCTGAAGCCATAGGACCGGCTTCCCGACAATCAAAGAGTACAGGTTTCCCTACTGGGATGTTTCGCAGAGTATCTGTGATAGACACCTTTTTCACGAGGTAGCAATTTTCTGTCATCTTACTTGGTATTTTTTGAGTAGAATTTGTTATCTTTGCTTCTTAATCTAAGCGAGTTACAACGCTACGACATTAGAATTACACTGCAAATATATGGTATTACCACGGTACTACCAAACAAAGTGTGAAATTTTAATAATTATTAACAGTAATACCAAGGTATGAATGATATGGTAGAACGCTTGAAAGAGGCGATAGCAGTGCTTAATGCCACGCAAAATGCCTTTGCAAGCAAAGCAAACATAGACCCCTCCAACTTCGGAAAGATGTTGGAAGGGAAGCAAAAGATTACCGATAAGACCATTGGGAAAATTTGTCACGCACATAACCTCTCAGTTGAATGGGTGAAATCGGGTATCGGTAGCATGATGGTACCGGCAACTACAAAAGGCAACTTCTTTTCTCCTGATGGTATTTATGCAGAGGATTCTGAGGTGCTAATTGGCGATGCTGTTCTTAAAGAGAGAATCAAGAATTTGCAGCAACAAATTCAAGACCTGCAAGGTGAAAAGAAAGCATGGGAGGCTGAGCGTAAATCAATGAAGAAAGAAATTGAGGAACTTCGTGTCAAAAATGAAGAAATCACTGCGGAGCTGTCCAGAACGAAAGACAAGATGATTGACTTACTTATTGAGCGTGGCAAATGAGTGAACTAAATGATTTAAGAATTCAAATCGAACAATACGAAGAAAACGAAAGAGAGTTGATGCTATGTATTGTTGCGTTAAATGAGGCATTCAGAGAGAAACTCATTCCCGAAACATGGGAACAAGAAGAAGCTCTTCATAAAACTCTTGAAACTATGCGCAAAGTGTTGGATAGACGTGATAAATACAAATACGGGCTGTAACGGCCCAATAGGCCGCTTTTGTTGGCTCAGATGATAAACTCCACCGATAGAGGAGAAAGTGATTGTACGCGCTCCTAACGCCCAAATTTGGGCATAATTCAAGCAAAGATATGAACAGAGAATACCCATATAACGAAACAGAGCCACTCATGGACGAACTCAAAGACGCCGCATTTGAGTATCTGCTACTCAATCCCGGCTCCGAGTTTGGAGATTGGAGCAAGGGTTTGATTGAAGAATACCCTGCCGAGGTGGTAGACGCACTCGGCAACACCCCCAATGAGGTAAATGCAGACCTCGCCGACCTGTGGGAAACTGATTACACCGACCCCAAGACCGGGATAGAGCAAAAGTTTAGCGAGTGGGCAATGTCATTCGCTAACGAGCACGCCGTAGGTATTTACTACTTCCTTGTAGACGCTTGCACGGACTTAAAACGCATGGGACGTAAATTCTAAATCTAACAAAAATTCAACATACCGAGTAAGGCTGTTATCCTCACTCCCTTTAATGTGCGGCCCAGGCCCGTCTGGAAGCTGAACAGTAATAAGATGGATATTAGTTAGATAGAGCGGTAAGCACTGGTTTGTAAGTGCTTACCGCTCTTGTTTTGTACACATTTGTGCTTGGTCTCTATGCCGTCCGTACGTGGCTGTTTTACAAATGTTTTACACTTTTACTCCTCCCCTTTTACACTTGTTTTACACATTTTTTTACACTGACATTTATCTTATTTAAGTTTCGCAAGTATAAGATTGATGAGATAAGGGTATAAAAAAACGACATGGTTTCTTGCGTATATTGCAG